ATGTCAATAATGCCATCGCCTAAACGTAATCCTACATACTTAAAGAGATCTTGCTTTAGAGAATCTAAACTCATATTTCCTGTCCATCCTGTTATACACTATTTAGTGCAAATCAGATATGAAGGGCAATGTATGCTTCCCAAAAACTCTTTAATCTTTTTTCATTGAAATCATCAAATTCAAACCAGGTATATAGTTGTTGCATCTCATCTTTGAATAATTCCCATGCAAAAAATGTACTTACATCAAACCCGACAATAGGGTTAGTAACGTCTCGCCAAGGATAAAAATTATTGATTTCGTTTTTAACTATGTCATATTTTTTATCAAGGTTATTAACATTAAATAATGCTTGATTTAATTCATGCCACGACGGCCAATCTGGTCCAGATAGAACAGTGTTATATTTGTTTATGTTAGCATTTCCACTATCAATATTACCACTTTTGGTTTTTAATTTAACAGCAATATTAACAAAATCAGTAAAGTTATAAAGCACAATAACTTTTGCATTGGGCCACACAGTCAACAGTGTACTAACAGTGTTTGCATCACCGTGCGCAGTGATAAAAAAATTTAACTGTGAATTAATTAATTTTTGTACAGTATCATTGATATCTTGTGTTTGATAACCGTACTCCCAATGTTTACATCCTTTTCCGTATAATTGAATATCGCCAAACTCAATACCTGATCTCCACTGTAGCATTTTGTTTTTAGTCGGTATTGTTTGCATTACTTTTTTTAATCGATATACGTAATCGTCAGGGTAGTTGCACAAATAAGTAGCTGCCTCTGGGTCTTGCGGGCAGGCATATTTACTCAATGATAAACAATTTGATATGAACTTCCCTCCAGCAAATGCCGGAAAATGAATAATAACCGCTTTATCTGTGTTATAATTAATGCACACGAAGGATCACCAGGGTCTCTGCAAAACGTCCGTTTAGTTTGGATTCTACTGCTCGAATATCAGCAAAGAACTTGCGACTGTTTGGTTTGCTAGCCTTCATTAATTCTTTAACTTGTTCCTCGGGCTTACGCAGTGTTTTCATAACACTCTGTGTCGGGTCGTAACCGATAATAGCATTGTTCTTTACATACAAGCCGCCTGAGTGCTGATCAGCAACATAGTACTGCAACTTGCGGTTCTTGGTGTTATACACAAACATTTCTTTGGCACCGAGAATCTTCACCGGTTTCTCAGACTTGATATCACCAAATTCCTTTTGGTACTTGAGTTTAGCCACAACCTTTTCGGGCGGAACTGGCTTTTTGCGTCGTGGAGTTTTAGCAACTTTCTTAAATTGAACATAGCTCAGTGCGTCAGCAATCACTTGTTCTGCAAATTTCACTAAGTTACGCAGTTCAATCTTGCCGTATCCTGCATAGTACTCAGAAATTTCTTCGTTACCGTTGTGCGCTGATTGGAATTCAGAGAGTTTTGCTTCCCACGTATCGGTAATTACAGAAATATGTTGCGGTAGGATGTTTGCTACCTTTAATACAGTAATAGCATCTTCGCCCTTTACAGGTTTGCATCCATTCATGATAAAGTTGTCTAGGATTCCTTCAAGTTCGCCTGCTGCTTCGTTTGCTTTTTCAAGCATGCGATCCTGAATAGTTGGACCTTTTGGCTTGGTATCTTCTGCTTCTTCAATTTCTGCTACTTTTAGTTTAGTGTCTTTATGGCGCAACACTTCGATCGAGATGCGCTCGCGCTCATTTTCGTTTAGTTCAAATCCTTGTGTACTCATGCGGCACAACCAAGCAGCAGTAAGATTCAAGTTACCGTCTGCTACGCCTTTAATTACTTTATAACTATCGGCATTGCCTGCTGCTTTCAAGTATTCAAGCATCATTTCTTTAGCCTGCTTTTTATCGCAAGCGTAATTGTACCAGTTAAGTGCTGATATTAGCGCACCAGTGCGGCTTTCTTCAGCAGGTTGTTCTGCCCATACAGGCTCAGAACCTACATACTTGGCTTCTGCTGCTGCTACTTTAATCTTATTTGATTGTGGCTTACGGGCCATTGCTAACTCCTTGTTTGTTAGTATCTGCTTAGTATAGAGTTCTGAACTGATGTTGTCAACCCGGTTAAAGCGGATAAATACATAAAAATTTGCCAGGATTCCATAAATTGTGCTTATTGTGGTAAATTTACAACATATAAAGATTATTTAATATGCCAAGATTAAGTTTATGGTCGCCTGAAAAACGCAACGATTACAAATATCTCGATAGTGTAATATCTGAGCAATACACTGTCGGTGGATTAGACATATATATTCACAAATATTTAGGTCCTAAAGTTTCAGGGGATTATTCTACAGAATCCAGTAACTATGACGTTACTCGCCCTGTATACTCAGAAACTAATCCATTGTTTATCGAAGATTTATTTACTCTTGAAAATAGAGATCGCGATTACGACGAATCTATCTATAGGTTAAGAGGTGTATATAATGTTCAGGATATTGATTTTAATTTAAGTCAATTTGGATTATTCATTCAAAACGATACTATATTTATTACGTTTCATTATAACGACATGATCGACACATTGGGTCGCAAATTAATGAGCGGGGATGTTATTGAGGTTCCTAACTTAAAGGATTTTCATCCGTTAGATCCAAACATTCCAATCGGAATGCCAAAGTTTTATGTTATTCAGGATGCTTCATTTGCTAGCGAAGGATTTAGTAAAACCTGGATGCCACACATTTGGCGTGTTAAAGCAGTTCCGATGGTAGGTGCGCAAGAATACAAAGACATTCTTGATGGTTACACTAATGAGAAAGGCAATGAAACTGGCGACCTAACTGATTACTTAACTACATACAATAAGAACAAGGATATCAACGACAAGATCATTGCACAAGCAGAAGTGGAAGTTCCACTGTCTGGGTACGATGTTAGTAAGTTTTATGTTGCTCCTTATGGCAGCGACGGAGAACCAGAAGACGGTACAGGCATTAGTGCTGATAACGATAAATTAACAGCAGACTTAGGTGCTGTGCGTGCTGATCGTAGTTTAGTGTCGCCTACATCAGATGGATATCTAGTAGGTTACCTAACCGGCAATACAATGCCACCAAATGGATTACCTGTTACACCAGGTGTTAGTTTCCCGGTCAATGCAAGAACTGGTGATTATTGTTTACGTTTGGACTATCATCCAAATAGATTATTTAGATTTGATGGAGCACGTTGGGTGAAAGTAGAAGATAATGTAAGAACTGAAATGACGTACTTAAACAACGACAATACTACGCAGCGCAGCTCGTTTGTTAATAATACTGCTACTGTTCAAACAACAGACCGTGGCAATATTCCAAGTCGTCAAAGTTTAAGTGACTTATTGCGACCAGAGGCCGACAACTAATGGCTGTACAATTCTTTTACGATGAACAAATACGCAGATTTCTGTTACAATTTACCAGAATCTTTTCAGGCTTTCAGGTAGAGTATGGCCGCGATGATAGCGGTAACGTAACGTATCAAACTGTGCCGGTGAGATATGGTGATGCATCAAGACAAGCACAGGCTATTTTACAAAATAACAGTGCTAATAGTATGCCTTCTGCACCCATGATGAGTTTCTACATCAGTGCTATGAAATATGCCCGAGACCGAGTTCAAGAACCTTACCATGTCGATACACGCAGTTTTCGTCAACGTACATGGGACGACGATACACAGACCTACGAAAATACACAAGGTAATGCGTTTACAGTTAAGCGACATATGCCAGTTCCTTATGATCTAACTATTAAATTAGATATCTGGACTACAAACACCAATCAGAAATGGCAGTTACTTGAACAAATTACTCCTTTGTTTAATCCATCAGTTGAAATACAAAGCACAGACAATTATATTGATTGGACTAGTTTAACAGTAGTTGAACTCAATGATATTAACTATACTTCTCGAACTGTACCTGTTGGTACCGATGAGCCTATTGACATTGTTACACTAACATTTACTGTGCCTATCTGGATCAGCATGCCTGCTAAGGTTACTAAACTTGGTGTTATCCATAAGATTATTGCTGGTATATACGATGCTGATGGCAATACTAATTCACTATTAGAAAATGACGATTTATTGTTAGGTACACGTGTGCAGGTCACTCCACATGGATATCAAGTATTACTAATCGGTAATCAATTGCAGGTACTAAAAGCAAGCGCAGTTGACGAAGCAAACACAGATTTAGGCAGTTTAAGCACACAAGACGACAGCGTGTTATTATGGCATGCTGTAATTGAGGAATATGGCAAACTACGCGATGGTATTAGTCAAATACGCTTAGAAAACGATACTAATGATATTGAGATTGTAGGTACTGTTGCATATCATCCAACAGACGATCGTGTTATGTTGTTTACAGTTGATGAAGACACTCTACCTGCTAATTCGTTAACACCAGTAACGGCTGTTATTGATCCACAGCGCAGTGGTCCAGGAGCAGGTTTAACCGCAGCAACAACCGGACAACGCTATTTACTAACAGACAATATTGGCGATTCTGATAATACCGATGCCGCTGATAGTTGGGGCAATTTAGTTGCCAGTGCTAACGACATTGTTCAGTATAATGGTTCTAGTTGGTTTGTGCATTTTGATGCTAGTGCTACAGAAACAGTAGAATATGTAACTAACTTAAATACCAATTTACAATATAAGTGGGACGGCAATCAATGGGTACGCAGTTATGAAGGACTATATGCGGGGGGCAAGTGGTCACTAGTGATCTAAACGCAGTTGGTGTTTGGTTTTACGCATACAACACACAGCGTTATCTGTATCTAATGCGCAATGACCTTAAACATCCTTTTCATTGGGGATTACCGGGTGGTAAAGTCGAGCATAATGAAACACTACAAGATACTATTGTACGTGAATGCTCTGAAGAAATGGGCAGTATGCCGGACTATATTAAATTAGTGCCTATTGAACAATATACCGGTCCAAACAACCACTTTGTTTATCACACGTTTTTCTGTTTAGTTTCCAATGAGTTTGTGCCTGTATTAAACGATGAACATTTAGGCTATGCTTGGTTAGATCGTGGTGTTATTCCTAAACCACTACATCCTGGATTGTGGGCAACTATTAACGTTGAAGATATCTATACCAAGATAGAAACAGTTGAAAATTTGTACAGTTACGAAATATCGCAGTAGCTAATAAATTTCCAGACTGACATTGCTTCTAAATTTCTATAAGGCAACCATTCTTTAGGAACGTTATCCTCTGGTGTTACATGATAAAATTTAGTTGCAGAAT